GAGGAATAAGCATACTACGAGTATGGCGCGTTCTCGTACTCGTTTAGTGAAGGAGTCTACGATTGTTTGGTTGGCGGAGCAGGCAGGATACTCTGTTGTTAAGCGTGATGCAGGAAATTCTGGAAACACAGAAAGTGTGGACGGAGCGGATGCTAGCGTTGGAGGAGGAGAGGTTAAGGTTGGAGCGGTTAAGGCTGGAAGGAAGTCAACCGTTAAGCGATCTGCCGATGGGGAGTCTAAGGGTTAATGAGGACGAGCAGGATTTGGATTGGGCTTTGAGGCATAATATGATTACTCCTAGTGAGTATCAGGATTTGTTGGAGAAGGCTGGTTTGGCTCCTAGTGATTTTGTTTTTGATTAAGGAGGCATGGTTTGGAAGAGACTAGTGCATATTCTAATGAGGTTCCTACTGGTTTTGCTCCGGCGACTAGTCTCGTTAAGCGTGTTGATGAGTTGGAGCAGCAGCGTGAGACTATGCTTCGTCAATGGAAGTTGAATCTTGCGTTTTATAAGGGTAATCAGTATGTGTTTTATAATCGTAAGTCGCGGCGTATTGAGTCGCTTCCTACGGATGAGGGTGATAAGCCTCGTTATCGTGTGCGTCTTGTTTCTAATCAGATTGCGCCTAATACGCAGTCGTTATTGTCTAGGCTTGTTAAGTCTAAGCCACAGTTTTTTGCTACTCCGGGGCAGGCTTCGTTTGAGGCTCAGAAGGCTTCGCAGGTTGCTGAGAATCTTCTTGAGTATTGGTGGGATTCTTTGCATTTGACGCAGAAGCGTGAAGAGGCGATGATGTGGAGTATTATTGCTGGTAATGGTTTTTGGAAGGTTACTTGGGATGATCAGGCTGGTCCGGGTATGAAGGTTATGGTTGGTCCTGATGGTAAGCCTATTGTTGATCCTATGGTGAAGCATTTTTTTGATAAGAATCTTGAGATGATGGGTATTGATTCGGATCAGTTTGAGAAGCGTGTGTATCAGGGTGAGATTCGTGTTGATGTTATGTCGCCGTTTGATGTGTTGTTGGATGATTCTGCTCAGGTGTTTGAGGATTGTAAGTATGCGTTTTGTGTGCATCCTTTGACGAGTGAGGAGATTTTTAATCGTTATGGTGTTAAGTTGAAGCCTAATGCGATTAATCGTTATCCTGATGAGACTCTTCCGGGTGTGTTTGGTAATGCGGATCCTAAGACGACTGAGAATGTGCGTATTGTGTATTATGGGTATTTTTGTCCGGGTGGTAAGTATCCTGATGGTCGTTTTGTGGTGTTTACGAAGAAGCCGGATATTGTGTTGTATGATGCGCCGTGGCCTTATCCGTTTGAGGAGTTACCTCTTGTGAAGTTTCCGGGTATGCGTGTGCCGGGACAGTTGTGGGATTCTAGTGTTGTGCAGCAGGCTATTCCGTTGCAGAAAGAGTTGAATCGTTCGTTGTCGCAGATTATTGAGTATAAGAATCTTACGTTGAAGCCGCAGATGTTGGCTCCGGTTGGTTCTTTGCGTCAGCGTATTACGGATGAGCCGGGTGCTATTTTTGAGTATAATCCGGTTGCTGGTAAGGTGCCTGAGTCTATTCCGATTCCGTCGTTGCCGCCGTATGTGTTTGAGCATTTGCAGGATCTTGGTGTGCGGTTGAAGGATATTTTTGGTTTGAATGAGATTATGGAGGGTAGTGTTCCTCCTAATGTTGAGGCTGGTGTGGCTATTGATCTTCTTCAGGAGGCGGCTACGGATCGTTTGGCTCCGCAGATTACGCTTATGGAGAAGGCTTTGGAGCGTTGTGGTAATCTTATGCTTCAGTTGGCGCAGCAGTATTATCAGGAGCCGCGTACGATGATTATTACGGGTTCTGGTTCTAAGCCTAAGGTTGAGCGTTTTGATGATGCTGATCTTATTAAGGGTGTGAGTGTGCAGGTTGAGGCTGGTTCTGGTCTTCCGCGTACTCGTGCTGGTCGGCAGGCTCGTGTGATGCAGTTGTTGCAGATGGGTATTCTTAGTCCGACTAAGGCGTATAAGTATATGGATATGGCTGATTTTAAGTCGCTTCAGATGCAGTTTGAGGCTGATGAGGAGCAGGCTATGCGTGAGCATGATAAGTTGATGGATGGTGGTATTATTAATGAGCAGGCGGCTAAGCAGGCTCAGGAGCAACTTATGATGAGTATGATGCAGGGTGGTCAGGTTGATCCGCAGTTGTTGCAGCAGAGTGTTGAGGCTGGGTTGCAGCCGTTGGCTTATGAGAATAAGGCGGCGCATTTGGAAACGCATGCTGCGTTTATGAAGAGTGCAGAGTTTGAGAGTATGCCTAGTGAGGTTAAGGATCAGTTTTATAAGCATTTTGAGTTTACTCAGGCGGCTATGCAGGCTGAGACTATGCCGACTGGTGATGCTCCGAAGGTTAGTCTTCAGTTGCGTGGTGCTGTTGGTCCGACGGTTGGGTCTAAGATTCTTAATCAGTCGGGTGTTAAGGAGGTTACTCCGCAGGAGTTGTTGGAGCCGCCGCTTGATACTGTTGTGATTGATAATAAGGATAAGCCTAATTCTGAGGGTGGTGCTGGTGGCGAGATGGATCAGTATCAGATGGAGTTGTTGCAGAAGTTGCAGGGTAATCAGGCGCTTGCTGATCAGAAGGTTGCGAATGCGCTGACTGAACAGGCGGTTAAGAATGGCTAAGAGTCGGGTTGAGTGGGATGATGATTCTAAGGCTGCTGCTTATGTGATTTGGATTAGTAATGGTAAGAGTGTTAGGCAGACTGCTCGTGAGACTGGTATTCCTGTTTCGACTATTTCTTATTGGGGTAAGGAGTGGGAGAAGAGTGGTCCTCCTGATAATCTTAATGAGAAGATTGCTAATAATGTGTATGAGTTTATTGCTCATGCGAGTAGTGTGCGTGAGACTGCTATGCAAAAGTTGGAGGAGTTAATTCCTCAGGCTGAGGTTAAGCAGTTGAGTGCGATTGCTACTGTTGTGGGCATTATGGATGATAAGATTCGGCTTGCTAATGGGCTTGCCACTAAGCGTACGGAGACTGTTCATACGCTTCCTAGTCGTGAGGATATGCGCGAGTTGATGAGTGGGTTTAGTGAGGGGCTTGTTGCTGCTGCTGAGGATCGTGCGTCTGAGGTTGTGGTTATTGAGGCTAGTCGTGTTGAGGTTAATAGCGACCAACCGGAATAAGCCGGAGTCGTTTGTTTGATAGGAGTCACGATGAGTGATATTGATATGGAAAGCGCGGTTGCGGCGCTTTCGTCCGAATTGCCTGATGAGAATGGTGGTTTTGTGGCGAGTGAGTCGGATGAGTCTTTTGTAGAGGACAATCAGGTTGAGCCTGAATCCTTTACGGGGTTTGATCCGACTATTCTTCCTGAGGATATGCAACAGGTATACAAGTCTATGCAGGCTGATTATACTCGTAAGACTCAGGAGATTGCAGAGTTGCGACGAAATTATGAGTCGTTCTCTGAGCAGGGTATTGATCCTACTGAGGCGTTGGAGGCTGTTAGTCTCTTACAGCGGATGAATAATGATCCAGAGTTTGCCGGTGAGGTGGCTATGGGTATTCAGGCGCGGTTAGAGGAACTTGGTTATTCGGCACAACAGGCTGTGAATGATACTCCTATTGTTGATAATAATAGTTACGATGGTCTTCCTGTAGAGTTGCAGCAGGAATTGCTTGAGATGCGTCAATTCCGTCAGGAAATGATGGAGTCTCAGGAACAACAGAGTATTCTTATGGAGTTAGAGGCTTCGGAGAATACTATTCGGACTATGAATCCTGATTATACTGATGATGATATGGAAGCGATTTATTCGCTTGCGTATGCTACTGATGGTGATTTGATGCTTGCTCAACAGCAGTATCATGCTATTCAGCAGCGGTTGTTGGGTTCGTATTTGCAGGCGAAGAGTGTGCCGCATGGTGCTACTCCGGCTCCTAATTCTCCGTCTAGTGTTCCTAATCGTGAGTTTTCTAATCTTGATGAGGCTCATAAGGCTGCTATGGAGGCGATTCGTAACATTTCCTAATATGGAGGTGTAGAATGGCTGCTACTGATGGTGCCACTCTTAGTACGCTCTCTAACATTCTCAAGGAGTATTACCTTGGGCCTGTTGCTGAGCAGTTGAATAATGAGGTTCTGCTTCTGTCGCGTCTTGAGTCGCGTTCGGAGGATTTGGTTGGTAAGTATGCGTATGTGCCGCTGCATAAGACTCGTTCTGGTGGTATTGGTGCTCGCGCAGAGTCGGGCGCGTTGCCGACGGCTGGTAAGCAGGGTTATGATAAGGCGAAGTATGATCTGAAGTATCTGTATGGTACGGTTCAGGTCACGGGTCCGTCGGTTGCTAAGACGAAGAATGAGGCGGGTTCGTTCCTGCAGGTTCTTAAGTCTGAGTTGGATGGTCTTCGTAATGATCTTCGTCGTGATCTTGCTCGTCAGGTTTATGGTGATGGTACGGCTCAGATTGCTCAGTGCGGTACGACGACTTCGGCTACGACCGTTGTGTTGAACTCGGCTGGTGGCAAGGAGGCTATCCGCAAGGGGCATCTGTATGTTGGTATGCTTGTGGATATTGGTACTACGGCTGATGTTAATACTATTAGTGGTGCTTCGCCGCGCGAAATTACGGCTGTTGATTATACTAATGCTACTATTACGATTAGTGGTGCTGCCGTTACGACGACTTCGTCGCATTATGTCACTCGTGCTGGTGCTACGAATGATGGTCTTGCTTCTGCTAATGGTTCGCGTTCGTACGAGATTGATGGGCTTCAGCGCATTATTTCTACGAGTGCTACTTACTTTGGTGAGATTGACACGGCTAATGAGGCGTGGTGGGATAATCAGCGCATGGCGATTGCCGATACGACGAATGGTCGTTTGACGCTTGAGGATCTGCAGAAGGGCTTGAACCTTGTGCGGCTTCAGGGTACGATGCCGACGGCTATGATCACGTCGCTGGGTATTCAGCGCGAGTTCTACATGCTGCTTGAGGATCAGGTTCGTTATGTTGAGCCGAACAGCATGGATTACAGTGCTGGCTTCAAGACCCTTTCGTACAATGGTATGCCGGTTATTGCTGATATTGATGCTCCTTATGGTCGTATTCACATCGTTGATGAGTCTACGCTTAAGGTGTTCTCGGATCAGGATTGGCATTTCCTTGATATGGATGGTAGTACGCTTCGTCAGGTGCAGGGTTATGATGTGTTCGAGGCTGTTATGGCTCGTTACATGAACCTTGGTGCTACTCGCCGTAACAACCAGATCGTTCTGACTGGTGTTAAGGTTGATGACGCTGCCGATACTGGTGTGTAAATAATAGTTTGGGTGGGGGGCTTCGGCTCTCCACCCATTCTTTTAAGGCGACTAAGGCTGCTGGTAAGTCTGCTAGGGGGAAGTAATGCCTAAGAAGAAGGATGAGATTTATCAGGCTTTAAAGCGAAATAATCCGTCGTGGTCTGAGAATAAGTTGTGGGCTATTGCTACTGCAACGTATAACAAGTTAAAGGGGTGATTTATGTCGGAGGCGTGGACTCGTAAAGAGGGTAAGAATCCTGAGGGTGGTTTGAATGCTGCTGGTCGGCGGTCTTATACTAAGGGTACGTTGAAGCCTCCGGTGTCGGCTAAGCAGGCTAAGCGTAGTCCTAAGGCTGCTGCTCGTCGTAAGTCGTTTTGTGCGCGTATGAGTGGTATGAAGAAGAAGTTGACTAGTGCTAAGACTGCTAATGATCCTAATAGTCGTATTAATAAGAGTTTGCGAAAGTGGGATTGTTAATGAGTAGTATTTTTATTCCCGGCAAAGGGTCGTTGTCTTGGAGTGAGATTAATGCGGATCGTGCTGTTAAAGAGTATGATGATCGCTTGTTTTTTGCTCGTAATGAGGAGACTCGGGATTGGTGTATTTTTATTCGTATGCCGCATGGTGAGGATCCTGTTCCGCTTCTTGGTTTTGGTGATGAGATTCCTACTGCTGAGGTTGCTTTGGAACGGCTTATTAAGTCGGATACGATGCGTTTTGGTAAAGAGATTTATGATGATATGGTTAAGTCGCAGGAGAAGTATCGTGCTAAGTTGGAGTATGATGCTAGTCAGGCGAGTGATGAGGCGGTTGAGCCTGTGGAGTGGCTTATGCGTAAGCATGGTAAGTCTCCTATTATTAAGAGTTTTTCTAAGGAGGTGAGTAGTAATGACGCTTGATGAGATGTATGATGAGATGGATTTGTATGGGTTTGATGATTTTGAGGATTCGCAGAAGTTGAGTTTGCTTAATGAGGCGTATTTTGATATTGTTACTCGTGAGCCTTGGCCTTTTTTGGAGGATTTGAAAACGTTTACTGTGCCTAGTGGCGAAAGTAAGATTACTAATAATTCGTTTTCTAATAGTCCTACGGATGTTAATAGTGTTTTATCTTTCATTGATACTACGAATGATATTACTTTGACTCCTGAGCGTACGGATGTTATTGAGAAGAATTATTGGAATTCTGATTCTACTAGTACGCCTCAGCATTATTATTTTATTAATGATGAGTTGTATTTGTATCCTAGTGCTAGTGGGGATACTGTGTATCGTTTGTTTTATACTCGTGTGCCTACTGCGGCTACTACAACGAGTTCTACTTTTATGATTCCTACGCGGCATCATAGTATTATTGTGTATGGTGCGCTTGTTAAGGCGTTTCTTGTTAATGATGATCCGCAGGCTGCGGTATTTCAGAATATGTTTGAGTCGCGTTATCAGCAGATGCGTAATGATGTGTGGGTGAATCAGTATGATCGTACTGATCGTATTCATGTTATGACGGATTCTTACGATTGGTCTTATTAGAGGAGGTGATCCGGTGGCGGGTTTAACTTTTGTTAATCAGGTTGGTGCTGTTGAGGGTATGAATCAGGCTGCTCCGGGTACGCTTATTCCTGAGTCGTTTGTGCGCTGGTCGCAGGATGTGTTGTTTGATCGTTCTGGTCTTATGCGTCGTCGTGGTCCTTTTAACAAGTTTAAGATGCTTAATAATGATACGACTACTAATACGAATGGTTTATTTACTTATGCTATTAGTGGTGTGACTGATGAGCGTATTATTAGTGTGTTATCTACTTATGATCCTACTGGTAATGAGCGTATTGGTATGCT